TCGTTACTTACACCTAATCTATTTAGAGTTGCGGCGGTTTCTATCAATTGACCTTGCTGCCGGCCAGAAAGCATTGTAAAATCAGTGGTGTTGTTCATTAATGCTTTTGTGCTAGCGGAGACTTCATCCAGGGTGGGGCCCAGGCTCTTCATCTTCATCGTCTCGTACACATCCATGGTAGTGCGGCCAAGTTCCGCTGTGGCGCCCGTGGTTCTCATTAGTTCACCGCGCACTTTCTGCATCTCAGATACACGTTTTGCGGTGCCGATAGCAAATTGTCCTGCTGCCTTGGCTAGCCCTTGGAAGGCGCCACTAGCGAGATTCAGCGCTGTCTGGAAGATTCCTCCCTTTCCTTTGCCTATCGTCTTTATAATATTGCCAAGACCTTTTCCTGCGCTGCTTAAGTTGCTACTAAAATCTGAATATATATCCAAATTTGACGTCAGCGACTCACCAACAGATGCTTGGTGCTCCTTCATCTGCTCCCAGTATTTGGTTTCAGCGGCACGTGCTTTGTTAGCTGCTTTCTCTTGTTGTTGTAACAGCTTGTTTTGTTGTGCTAGAGCGGCCGCCTTTTCTTCTTCGCTGGCAGTGTTACTNTCAATGATAGTNTGNTGCTCTCTTAGTTTGGCATTAACTGACTCAACTTCGGCGGCTGTGCGGGCAGTAGTTGCCTTGCCCGGCGCGCCACGCGCAGGGCCACCGGCAGCGGCGCCAGATTGTTCAAGCTGCCTCTCTAAAAGCTCTTTAATATCGTCTAGTGTTGCGCCCACAATAAAGTTCCTCGCTATAGTAAATAGTAAAAGCTCAAAAAACTATTTTTTTGAGCTTTCTTTAGGGGCAAATTGTTGTGGTATTTTAGGTTGATTGTGTGAATTTAGCAACTGGAAGTTTGAATTTCCTGAAGATCTCGACTTAGAAGAGTTCTCAATAGCTTCTTTTTCCGCCTCTAGTTGCTGAATTAGTCTTTCGGCAAACCAATTTCTAAGACCAACTGGCAGGCTATATGCTTCCGAGAACGACCATCCGCCCGAATATTTCAAAAAGAAGAACGTTTCATATACGTTCTCCATATACTCAGATGTCAGGCCAAAAAAAGTCCGCGGTCAGCGGGACCTCCATTTCTTGTGAATGATCACAAGCAATGCAGTCAAAATGCTGGCTTAAATCTACATCAGGGGCCGTCAATCTATAAGCTTTTCTCAAGTAAGCTGAATCCATCGAAGGCAAATTATCTGCAACATAATTTATTGCTTCTTCTGTATCGTTTCCATTCACAGCACAAATGATGTTCTTAAGCTGCGATGTAATAATTTTATCGGCCTTATTTGACTTGCGACTTTTTTCAACAGATGCGGATAATCTTTTCTCGTCACGACCGGTTAGGACTCTAAATGTTGCTGTTAATTTTGTTTTTGGGAGCAAAACACTATAAGTGCCGTCTCCGTTCGGTGTCGCTTCTGCAGACTGTCCCGATGTGATCTTCGCATCATTTAAATCAAACGTGTATTGCTGTTGAGCACTACAAGCAGGACAAGCAATGTTTGTGGTATACTCATGGCCATAGCCAGAAACTCTTGCTGCAATTATGATCGCGTTGCGATCACCAACAATAAGTGACTCGGGGTCAACTCTCTTGTCTACCATTAGACTATGCAANACTCTTTCTACTGCAATGCCTTTCTTGAGTAATGATCGGGAAGTTAAAATATCCTCTTCCTTTGCGGTCATTTGTTTAATCTCAATTGTTTCCTGTTCATGAAGGGGATGGTTTTCAGGATAAAACTTCCCTTTCGACGGCAATTCCACAAATTCTGTAGGAACAACAAAAGAAAAGGGATTCCCTTCATCTTGTGTCGCGGCTGCCGTCACTTGCGGAATAGGGGCTTGGGCATCTTTTGTTTCGTGCTCCAGACCTGTTCTACTTCTATTACGTGACAATATACACCTCTCTAATTTTCATATTATACGTTAAAATATCTCTTGCCTTGATCGACAACTGCGGCACCTGCCATGGCAGTTTCGACGCGGGCCCAATCGTACCTTAGCTTAACGGAAAGCTCTGTCAAGCCATCCTCGCCATAAGTTAATTCGCCAAAGCCGAGTTCTGTGACAAACCCGTTCCAAAGAGTCCAAGTTTCGGTTGGGTTGCCGTCAGCATCAATTTGCGTAATGATGACCGTGCCCAAAGCACCGGTGGCTTTGGCCTTTGAAATGCTTGTTAGGTTTTCATTTGTAGCGTCGGTGGGAGGGTTATAGCCTGAAGCCTCTACAATAGCGGCCAAAGTAGCTGCCACATCTGGATCACCGCCTGGGTCGACAAGCTTCACATCAATCTCGTTCCACTCAACGGATCCGGGGTAATAAAATTTGTGATTCAAGAAAGCATGATCAGCTGTGGAAATCGTGAATCCCGGCTTCGTGCATGACTTTGCGTACCAAAGCACTGCACCTCCGTTCTGAGAATTAATCCCTGTAAATTGAACGGTAAATCTAAATTGTCTCTTTGGGTCTTTTAAAGTAATATCTTCCTTAAAAGCTGTTGACCAGAATGGCATTGTTAGTTTCTCCCTTATTATAACTTAACTAGTCTATTTAATTAATTTTAGTCGTCAAATGANGCCCCAGTTGAAAGGATAACGAAGTCAATCGCAATAAATTCGATTGCTCTCGCTGGTTTCACTAGGATCTTGGCGTACATAATGTTCCGATCAATGAGATCGGGAGTGGTTGTTGATTCATCGAGAACCAAACGATAATCGGAAATACCGAATCTAGTCTTAACATTCGCAAGGAATGGCTCAACAAGTCCCTTAAATCTATCCCACGTAGCTTGTACGTTTTGTTCGAATAGAATTTGAGTAGAAAGAATCGAAATTTGCTTCTTGAGGTAGATAACCAGTCTTCTCACATTGATTCGATCAAGGGCTGACTGACGCTCTTGGAGCGTCTTCTGTCCAAAGACCACAATTCCACTAGAGGGGAATGAGGCAATTGGGTTAATACGTGCGTCGTATAGGGTGTCTCTCTCTTTAGACGTCAATCTCTCGGAAACGCTTGTGACTGGAATCCCAGCGGCGCCCTCTGTAAGACCACCTCTGTTAAAGCCGGCGGGCGCGAACCAGACGTCTGAGCGTGCTTCGGAGCTTCCCAAAACACCCATCATCGCAACAGTAGGTGGCACCCAGACCAAGGATCCATCTCCGGAATCTCGGGTTTGAACCCACGGATAGAATGTGGCGCCATAGCTGGAGTCAATTCTTCTGTCTTTCAGGTTATTTGCAGCCTGAATCGGAGTGGTGCCGCGGCGATCTGCCTTATCGGACTTATATTCTTCGTGAGGAGGAATGTAAATATTCGCCAAATCAATTAGTGCTAATGCATCGGCACGGTCTGAACACAAGTCGACCATATACCCGGTAAGGTTGTCGTTCGTGAGGCCCGGCACCGATAAAAGGTTCATGTTCACAGCTTCCGGATCTGCAACTGTTTCTAAGGCTCTCCGAATCGTGTGATAAACATAGTTATTTTCGTCTGTGGATGAGTCCGACAGGGCTTTATTATATATGGGATCGGGTTTCGTAATATCCCATCCATCAAAGCCGCCCCAGAAAGGCGCTGTAAATCTGTTGTAATCTGCATCAAGTAGCGTCTTATAGGAGCCAGATGCGGACACTGAGTTGCCTGCGGCTCTGGATCCTGATTCATAGAAGTATGATGAACCGCTCTTGCGGACATTATCCAGCGAGAACATATAGCTCCACCCAACAACACCGCCATTTCCGGCTTCGGAGCGTGAGGGATCGGAACCAATCGAGGTCAACCACAATCTGTGATTGTCTCCAACGCTTCTATCGCTTCTTGATGAATTGGTGTCGCGTGCGGTACTAAATCCAAAGTATGCATCTGTTGGATCGGTCAATCCACCAGCAGAGGCAGAAACTCGTAGGATATCTTGTGGGAATTTAAACGAAGCAGTGGTGTTATTCGAGAGGCCGCCGAGGAGACAGCCATGCCCGTCGCCGCTTATCCCAAAGCTCGCCCAGCTAGCTGTGGCGGCCGGGAGAGCATTGCCAGGTGCACCCGGATCGTTCGCCTTCCAGTCTATTCTAGGCGCTAAAATGGGAGGACCCTGATACCCAAAGGGCAGCAGCGTAGCGTCAGAGGCGCCGGCCTCTACATCCGAATTCATTTCGGCATACACATACTTGGACTTGTTGGGATAATCGCCAACCTTTCTTAATCTCTTGTTGCTCTCATCCCATGTGGTGTATACATCCCCAATTTTTCTAGCAATAAAGCTTGGTGAAGATGGATTTAAGTTACAGTTATCAAATCTTTCGACTACCTGCACATTATTGTCTGTATCATACAAGCTTCTCAAAACTACAGAGAATGTACCGTATTCTGTAGAAGAGTTATTAGACTGTCTAATTCTTTCGATCGAAACTTTTACGTTCTTGTGTAGCCATTCGCCGTGGCCGCGGCCTTTGAGGCGGAAAAGCTTTTGCTTATTTTCTGCCACGAAGCTGCCGCTTACACCGAGATCCTGACCGATAAACCAGCCGGCCACCGCTTCGCGAGAAGCCTGGCCTTGCATTTTCGAAGGCGCGTAAGAACCAGAATTGAGTGCAACAATAATCCCAACACTAGAAGAATTATGAAGACCGTTGTTGCGAACATCTTGTTCAAAAGTTTCTCCAAGCCAATAATCAATTTCCGCCGAAGTGGGATAAAAAGCGGCAGAGGTNCCCTTAAGCTGCGGATTTGTGCTAAACTGATTGCGAATAAAGTCTTGAGAATTATCGTTAAAATTGAACTTAAACGTTTCTGCGCCCTGCGCGGTGCCGCTAATCTGCAGCACATAGTTTCCACTAGAATCTTCTGAGGAGATGTAGGCTCCAGCAGAGGCGGTGACGTTGTTTGTGCCCCAAAGGGTCCCACTTAGTTGAATTGTTCCATTTTGTAGATACCATATTGCAGCACATGAGCCTGTCCCTAGATTACCAAGAACGTCAATACCGGTACCACCAGTGAATGCACTGGCGTTAACGGTGGTGTTTGAGTCCATACTCCCGCCGCTGGTGATTGTGGTGTTTCCATCACTGCCGCCCATGACCTGTGTAAGATTGACTTTTGCAGTGTCGTCGCTATCTACTGCAGCTGTGATTGTTCCGTTGTGTCCATCTGAACTGTTTATCAAG